TTCACACCAATCAGCGTATGTTCTTATATCCAATTCAGGTAAGTGTAGATATTTACAAAGTTCTATTTCCATTTCTTTAAGCGCTTTCATATCGCCTGGAAATTCAAATTCAAACATTGGAAATATAGTTTCGTGTCTACCTTCTACTGGATTCGGTTCCTGCCTGTACGAAGTCGAGAGACAAAAAAACCCCTTCTCGGAGGGGTTTCTTAAGAGTTCATACTCTAACCACATTTGACCCGTTTGCGGGAGTGGCCATATCTGGCCGTTATATTCATAAGTGGCCACTGTCTCAGGATCTTCACAAGCAGCTAATATACTCAGTCTATTTTGAGTGTGTACTTCTAAAAAGCCTTTTTCTAAAAAAAAGGACCTTAATAGGCCCGTTACGTGAGAAAAATGCTTTGGTTCTATAATGCTCGACATATAAGCTTGCTCCTATTTAATAAATCACAATTGTTTTATTTATACACGCGATTCGTAGATTTCCTTAGCTTTGAATAATAATTCTGTCCAATCGTCTCTTTTTTCAATAAACACTTGCGTGTCTTCATTGTCTACTGATATAATTATAACAATTTGAGGTACTGGAATTCCTGTTCTTTCTTCAAACATTATAGCATAGGCTGCAGCTTGAGCAAAGTAACCGTGAATCCATTCTTTCTTTTTGATTTTACGAGATGTCTTAAAATCTATTATACTGAGCTTATTATTATAAACACCAATACAATCAACCCTTCCTGCCAGTTTAAGATGCTTTGAATACAATGGTGCCTCCAAAGCCAGTATTTCTGAAATGTGTTCGTCCAAAACCGGTTTGACTGATTGGAAATCACTGACAATATTTGGCATAAACCCTTCGTCATAATCCTCCTCGTTGCTTAAATATTTTTCTATAATATTATGAACTTCAGTCCCTCGACGCGCAGCTCTAGTACTAATTTTATTTGCTTCTTCTGGACCTACTCGTTTCCTCCAAGCTTGGATAGCTTCTTCGGATAAAACTTTAAGAACAGTCGTTACGCTGTTAAATGATGATCCGTCTGGGCATAAATATTTTCTACCGTATTCAGTAGTTTCTGCAATCAAATCATCATAACCTAATTCTATTAGGTTGTGTACAAATGTCATGGCAAATTATTCAACTTCTGTCTAATCCACCACATAACGTAACCAACCGCGACGCCTAGTACTACGCCTGCAATAATCCATTCAATCAATGTATAGTCCTTTCTTTATCATAGGCATAATCATAATCTAATGCCGTTTGTTGTATATCTTCTAATAATTGCTCAAATTCATCGGGGTCTAACATTTCTTTATACATGTGTATTGCCGTAGCCATTAATACCCCTGCAACTTCAAATGGAGTTGCACCATTATTAATAGAATCAGCAGTGACTTTTAACACATCACCGTGAGTTTCTATTAGTGTATCAAGATCTTTCTTTGTCATAACTTTACTGCTAGAATTATTAAAATACCGATGAGAAGTATATTAGTCAAAATCATTTGTATACACAAAATCATGTGATACCATACCCATCGATGCTTGTATAAGGTTTGTACGTTCACATTCGTATCTACCTCTTCTTCTTGTTCGTTTTCTATCGGGTGTTTTTTAAAGCCTAGTACAGTTAGTAAATCCATTATTCCTCACGTTATTTCATCATCTCTTTTGTCATTATATAGTCTCTTACAAATCCAGATCTAACGATATCTTTCCAGTCAAACTCAATATGAGTAAATGACTTCATTTGTTCAACTATCCCTAAAAATCTCAATATGCCTTCTTTATCTTTTTCTTTGTCAAAATCAGTCTGGTAATAATCACCACACATGATAAACCTACAATCTGTACCTACTCTTGTTATTACGGAATCTAATTCATGAAAATTTAAGTTCTGCATTTCGTCTACGACGATAACTGAATTATTAATGGTTACACCTCTTATAAATGAGGTACTTATAAAGTTAATAATTCCACTTGCTTTTAATTTTCTAAATGCATCTCCGTCTTCAAATATTTCTGTGCATATCGCTTTATATGGTCCTGTATATGCATCTTTCTTTTCTTCTTCATCGCCAGGTAAAAATCCAATGTCTCTTGTAGGAACGATACTTCGGATTATAGTAACTTTATTGTATTTATTATCCTTTCTTAATACATCTTCAATGGCAAGTGATAAAGCCATAAAAGTTTTACCTGTACCAGCCGAACCAGATAAAATCAAATTATTGTCATTGTTAAATGCTTCTAAGAGTTTTTTCTGGTTTAGAGTCATAGGCTCTAATGAGACCATGTCCTCAACTCGAAACTTCATTCGAGAATTCATTACATAATTTTCATGTTATGTGCAGGATGTTTCTCGGCAACTTTTGCTTGTACTTCCCGAAATCCATCATTGACTTTTATTCCCTGAGTGTTATTTGCTCCGTACCTAAACGCAGGAGTTGATAACAGTTGTGATATGTGAGGATTATCTTTTAAGTAAGATTCCCGTTCAGACATCTTCATTTCTTTTACAAATTCTTCGCCTGTATTATTGTTTTTGAAGTTGTATGACGGCACTCTTTAGCTCCTCTATTTCTTTTTCTAACTTATTTATCCTAGTTTCAATAGGGACATGTGTTGGCAATTCTAATTTTATATCTTCATAGTTGCCGTCAAAAGCACGTTCTTTTCTCATTTTCCACAACATCCATTCATAATATCTTTCTGGTTCAGGATCATCATCATAAGTCTGACTCATCAATATCCCCTTCAGGTAAATAATCTTCTAAACACACAAAACCTACACCCATAGGTGCATTCTCTTCTTCTTGGTAACCTCGTTCAATACAGCTAGTAGGATCTTCAAACCAGTCTATTGCTTCGGTTTCCATTTCACCTGTTGATAGCATAGTAACCATAACAAGTATAAATCCATAAATCATTCGTATCCCTTATAACCTTCCCACCAGTACGGTGCTTCACGACCCCATTCCCATTTAGCGAAATGTTTAGTCGCATGATAGTAATTTCTATAGGCTTGGACGGCATTACCCGGTACTTTACAATTTGGGAATTTATCCATTGCTTGGGCCCATTCGGTTCGAGCGCCTTCTTTAATATTTACTGGAGGGGCAGCTAGTATCATACCCAGCTTTTCCCATGTGGCGTGCTGTTTACCTCGCCTAAAGAAATATTCTTTTGATAATGAAGCAAAATGATAAAAATGCCAATTATAATTTTGCGACGTTTCCATCGTCCATTTGGTACAAGGATGACCAGTATGAACGGCAGTATAATATAGACTATCGCGAATATCACCAAACGCGTAGTATGTTACCATTGACTTTCCAGACCTCGACCTTTTCTTAGTTGGATTTCCATCTAATAGTCGATGAGCTGTACTAAGCATTTGAGCAGATTCCAAAATCATTTTTGGAATATGTTTATCACACATCATCATCGCAGCCTGAGCTGGATCTTCATCTAATACAAATATATTCATAATATCTCCTCTAATACTGTTATTATACCACAGAAATCAGAGTTTGTAAACCTTTTTTATGCTGCTAGTTCTCTTTCAAATTCATCTATTTTATCATCTAGATAAGTTAATTTTTTTCGGAGTTTAAATACGAGTCCATTATTACCTTCCTTCTCGACACGTTTTATATAATTTTGAAGTTCTCTTGAATCCCTTTTAAGTCTTTCGATTTGAGCACCCACGGTATCTCTCCTTTTAACAATTAAAGTTGAAATTACGGTCGCTCCTTTCTCCTAGAGTTTAAACATAAAAAGCCTCACACCATAAGTATGAGGCCTACGAGTTGAGTTCTATAATCTTTGAACATAATATTATATATAAGAATTATTCTTTGATAAGGTTAGGAAAAGCTTCTTGAGTAGCAAGTTTTGTTACTCCTTTATAAAGTCCTTGAAATTTCTTATCTTTCATTGCTAGTAAAAGTGGTGCATCATCGGGGTGTACTACTTCAAGCATTCCGATAAACATCTTTTCTCTTTTGGCAGGTAGCATATTATCTCCTGCACCACCTTTTGCAAAGTATTTAAAATTGTTTTTTACTTGCTTTTGTATAGCTGCAGGTGATACTGCTTTAGAACCTGGGTTATATGGAGGTTCACCTTCAGGCAAAAGAAATGTTATAGCATCGTCGTAAGCTCCTTTAAGAACCATGCGCAATGCAAATGAATTCCATTTATGAAGAACTTGTACTTTTTCTTCTCTTGAAGCTGCGTTTGCAACTTCGGTTAATGCCTCATGGAGAGTATGGTTATTTGGATTTAGCATTATTAAAGTCCTCTATTGATTCAATCAAAAGTTTACATCGTTTCTGAATTAAGTAATTCAAAATCTTACTCTTGGGTGGTAATTTATAATCATCATAGTTATTTATAATCTTAATATGTAGATCTTCAGGTGTTTCACGCAAATCAATCATAGACTTATTTCTACAATAGTTACGATACCATGATGCAGCATATAATAACTCGCCTTCTTCGAGATCTGCGATTATAGAATCTATTTTTTTCTTAGTCAAAGGGGTTTGTCTTTCACCCTTAACAAACGTATCGTCTGCAGATAACACATTAGGTATTCCATCACCGCTATCACCTTTTAATATGTGTTCTAGTAAATACAACCTTGGATTATCTGCTTTAACTGGTTTTTTAGTCATAGGACTAAACTGAGAAACATTAGAATATTTTTGTAGCTGTTTAAAATCATGATCAGCAGATATAATCATAACTTCCTCATGATTTCCAAATTCCTGAGTATTGAATACTAATGCACCAATAATATCATCTGCTTCACACCTTTCCTCATGGATTACTACATACGGCATATTTTCCTTGATCTCATCTCTTACACCGTTAATAATTCTGAATATATTATCCCAATCAAGACTTGATTCCTCACGTCCTGTTTTTCTTTTATACTTGTATTCAGGAAACTGTTCTTTACGCCACGATGAATGATCAGCAGCTATAACCATTTGACCATATTCTTCTCTATACTTTTTATTGTACATTCGTATTGAGTTGAGAATCATATGACGAATTAAGTGTTCATCTATATTAAGTCTCTGGGTAATAATTCCTGCTATCGCAATAGCATTATAATCAAGAATAATCATAATAAAGTCCTTTTAAATTCATAATATATTATACCACAAAAACTAGGAAATGTAAACCTATTTTTTTGGTTTTTCTCCTCTAAATTCTTTTACTGCTATATCAATACAATTAGACATTTCTTCCATCATATCGTGGAAAGGGTGATCTTGGTCTATAGATCCTTGTCTTCTACAAGCAGCATATGCAAGATTAGTTAAAACCTTAATGTCGTTAAGCATTTCTTTGGATATATCATATCCTCTTTCTTCCATTAGATCTTCTACCAAATCCCCCATTATATTAACAGTTTCGAGGTCGTAAGCAACCTCGGTCGGAGGTTTAATCCGATCTATAGGAAATCTAATTACCTGTCCCATTTTTTACTCCAAGGTGCTTGGCGTGTATTTTGCATCCTATAAACTCGTTATAATAATCAGAATTTAATAAAACATCTTTTTCAAATTGCAATTTAGCTTCATAATATGACATTTCACCTTTAGTCCTACATAACTTGAGTATTACTTTTTGAAAGTTCTCTCGGCCCTTGCTTTCCACCAAGCTCTTAACTTTGTCACTGGAGCCATAATAATCCCTCCAATCAGACTCAGTACGCGTACGCACCCGTCTTTTACGAGTTTTAGTAATAGCGAGGGTCTTAGGCTTCCAAAAATTCTTTTTGCCAATGTACCTACGCCCAGTATCAAGCTCCACAATTTCATAAACAAATCCTTGATAATCTTCAGGGGTTTGGTTATAATGTTCATCATTGTAATACCACATATTTGTATTTATTCTTCATCATAGTAATCCTCCTCTTCTCCATCTTCTTCTAGTTCTATTGGTTCTCCGCAAGACGGGCAATATTGAACTTCTTCGTCATCGTCTTCGAATACTATCTTGAACTGACTTCCACAGTAATCACATTCGTCCATGTCTGTCTCCTTTAAGTTAGGTCTTTAGATAATACGTAGCTTTCTAATTCTCGAAAACCACCGATCATTTGGCCATCAATAAAAACCATTGGAACAGTTCTCCATCCTGGGTTCTCCTCAATCACACGATCACGGTCAATGTCTCGACCGATAACCAAATTTTCGTATTCAATTCCTTTCTTATCTAGCAATTGTTTTGCAGCTTCGCAATAATTGCATGGGGGACTTTCTTTAGTATACAGTGTAACGTTCATTAAATTTCACATCCACCAGCAGTACAAGCTAATTCTTGAGATCCAACTGTCATATCTTGGTTCTCATATTTTGCAAGTGCAGACCAATCGACGTCTTTAGGCATTTTAGAAAGCATTTCCTTATATGCTTCTATGTCGCAATCTTGATATGGTGCTTGTTGGTATGTATGTTCACTGAACGGAAGAAATGAAACTCCACTCATCCATTCAAAGTTATCATACACCCATGCACCTACCTCCAACCATTCATCTTCTTTTACTGAAATGGTTACCGAAGGTTTATGTTCACACCAGTGTTTTTGATAAGTTAACCACAATTCTAATTGTTCAATTGCAGTCATATCCATACGAAATACTGCCTTTTTAGGTGCTTTCATAGGAAATGAAAATACTGATGTGTGACCAGGATTCATCATATCATCTTCGATTGGAAATCCTGCGTCTACCATTAGTTTTGTCAAAGGATCTTTTTTGTCTCCTCTAACTGTTCTAATGTAATATGGGTTGTGTCTAGCGTGAATACCGGATGCGGCATCAACTAGTTGGCTTACAGTGCCTGACGGTTTAACACACGTAATGGCGGCACTCTGAGGTATACCAATCTCTTTAGCAAGTTTAGCATTTGTAGCAATGGCCCTTTCTCTAAGTTCGTTTAAAAGTGAATCTAGATTTCCAGCTTTACCGTTAGTTAAAGCGTTGTCCATGATTCCAGTTATTGATACTCCTAGTAACCTTTCTTCTTCACAGTTCTTTCTCCACTCTTTACTTACGTATTTGAAATTTACGAGTGTAGATTGAAATGTTCCAAGCATTGCAGCAAGTTCAACCTTTTCTAATAAGGTTTCTCTTGTATCAGTATCTCTTACTACTATTTCAGATAGGTTACAGAATTCACGATCACGCAATATGATTTCTGAACATGGGTTAGTTCCATATTCATGTCCTTCAGTAACTCGTCTTCCATTCCTTGCAGCCTGTTCAGTTGCAGATGCACGATTAAAGATACCTCTTTCACCTGACTTGGAATCATAAAGAGCTTTCCATTCATCCATGAATACACCCATATCAGGTTTTTCAGTATAAGCAGCAGAGTTATTAGCAAGAGCCCTTTGTCCTTGTTGCTCCCACCATTGACCAGCTTTAGCATGTCTCATCCTATCATCTGATAGATTTGATAGTGAAATAAGAGCTGACCTTCTAACTCCACCAACTACTACTATTTCAGCAATCTTGCAAACTAAGTCGTGACATTCTATTGAACTTAGTTTTCTACCAGCAGCCCTTTTAAATATTGCAGTTACAAATTTGAATAAACCGTTTAATGGTTCAGGTCCTGATGCTCTTCCTCCAAAAGTTTTAAGTGGAGTTCCAGCTGCTCTAACTTTACCCAAATCCCATTTAGGTATTTGACCAATGTATAGCATTCCAACCAGTTCTTTAAGAGCTTTAGCCCAACCTAATTTAGAATCTGCAACTGTAATAACAGTATCAGAAGGAAAGAACTCCTCAGCTACAACTGGAAGTTTAGATACGTGTTGTCTTTCAACGGAGAAACCCACACCAGTACCATTCATTAAGACATATAATATCTCATCGAATGCTTGTACTCTATCAACTGCAACATACGAACAATTATATCCTGCGATGTTTTCTCTTTTAAGAGCTTCGCCAGCTGTCATAAGACACCTCATCGAAGGCATTACTTGAGTCTGCAAAATAGCATTTTCAAGCTTATCCCTTAAAGATTTTTTTAAGTCGTAGTTGTGCATTTCTTTTAAATGCTCTTCAAAGAAATCAAAGTAGCGAGCAATTGTCTCGCTCCAGTTTTCTCGTCTTCCTTTTTCTGGAAGCCATCTAGAATACCTAGATAAGTGTATAAACTCTTGGTAAAGAGTTGGCAAGTGGTTACTTGGCATGAATCTCTCCTGCAATAATATATTTAAAATTTAGATTTATTTATTTTCTACGCGCTTTCTCGATGGCCCTAGAACCGAACCAAAATGAAATAATTGCAGCAAAAATTGCTTTTGTTTCATCATCCCATAATAGATTTATAGCTTCGCTAAAATCAGTTCCTTTTTCTAGTGCTTCCATCAGAAGCGTAATCTCAATAACGCAGAATAGCCCAAAAAAGGCATAAGTTATGACAGGACGTACGGATCTTTGTAAAGCGCTGATCCAACCTCCCGTGTTTGATATGGCAACGTCATGTTCAATAAGGCGCTTATGCTCTTCGGCTGCACCCATTTCATTGTACATTTTGATGTCATGGTCGTACCCGTCTTTCCTAAGTTCTGCCATTACTCTCATTTTTTCAAGTTCGTGCTTTTGGTCACTCTTCTTGGCAAACGAGTCAGTAATCGCGGGTACTGCAGAACCGGCAAACCCTAATAGGGATCCTAGTAGTGATAACATTATTTAGTTCCTTCGTTTCTTCTAAACATTTTTCCGATGGAATACTTATTTCTTCCATCCATCTTTTTAACTCTAACTCCAGTTGGATTCATATCAACTCCTCCACCTGCTATTGAATTAGCAGCTACTTCTTCCATTTCTTCTTTATTAGATTTAGCCCACTGCTTTTTGTACTTAGCAGTTTGCCTATCTGGATATTTTTTCTTTGTCCTAGGATCTACTTCATCTGGATGTCCTTTTGGAACAGAATATGCTATACCTGTTGGACCATAAGCTTTACCTTCTTTAAGTTTTATATAGCCATCAAGAACCTTTTTAATATCATCGGGTTTTCCAATTAATTTTAATCCTTTTCCAGATTTGTTAATAGGTTTACCTGTGACATTGTGTTTTTTCATCAGAGCTTGAAGAGCTTTATTTTTTGGATCTGCACTTTGTATTACTCCGCTTCCTGATCCAGCACCACGGCTATATTCTAAAAAAGTTTTCATCTTGTTATATCCTCCAGCGAAACATATATTTGTTGTTTTGTAGATATGTGATGGACCTTAAATATTGGTTCTCCAAAAATGTGATCTACGGGTTTAAGTCCTTCGTTAACTATAACCTTAGTTCTTTCCTTAGCAATAGGCTCACCTGTTAAAGGTGATGCTACGTCTTGAGTAAGTGTATATTCACCGGGAAATAAATTTCCATCATCATCTTGGTGCCAACGTTTTTCTTCTGGTAAAAACTCATCTGGATCTATTTCCATTTGAGAAAGTACCTTTTCAAGTTGTTCATCATTCAACTTGCCATCTTCTTTTAATAAAAATAATGCGGCTGCATAGGATGCGAGCCTTGACTTACCAAAGGGGAGTTTGTTAAGTATTCTTTTTAAGTTGAAGATTAGCCTGTGAAAATAGCTATATTCACTTTTTTCCTCAGGTGTTTCTGGGCTTCTGAGTCTTTTTCCGTCTTTATCTATCAGTCCTAATTCAAATGCTTTCATCTTATTCCAAGGCGTTACAAGATGTTTTAAGAAACGATACGTATAATACGTGTCAGCTGCTCTTGATATTATTCCCATTAGATCTTCCTCAGTACCCTTATTATTCTATCATCAAGAGGCGTTTCAATATATTCTTCCTCTTTTAAATAATTTAAATATACAAGAAACGTTTTAAGTGCCGAATGATGTTGTCCTTCAACTTTAAAGAATAACATTCGTGTTGCAGCTTTGATACCAAACACGTTATAAATTATAATTATGTGATTGAGTATCAAACGCTCTTGTAAATCATCATAAGCAGAGTATCTTTTAAAAAGTCTTTTAAGGTATTTAAATCTTTGCATATCATCTTTAAATTCCTCAATCGAACAACACTGCCTATTGTTATAGTTATTAGACGCGAATAACGAAAAATTGCTATTAGTTAATTTGTCAAATACTTTCATAATATCCCCAGGTAAATTACTCTTACCTGATTATATATTACTCTTCGATGACCTCATTTAACTCTTCAATCAAATCTTCTTTTTTCTTACGTCTATCAAGTTCAACACCGTGCTGACGACCTAAAGCTTCTAATTCTTTTTTGCTCATGTCTTCGAGTGCTTTAGATGAAGGAGCTTCGTTAAGTTGCTCTGCAACAGGTTCACTCTTTGACATTGTGGTTCCGTTCCATGCAGCACAATGCTCTTCTGAAAGGTTTGCACCTTTTAGTTTTTCTCCGTCTTCGGTGTAATAACCGTCAGGACGAGCAATTGCTTCTGAAAGCCAACCCGGTTTTTGAATATTATATTGATTTGTCATGTATGCCTCTCTTTGCGATATCATTATTTACGTATATCTCTCAGAGTCCTAGGCTCTGGAGATTTAGAAGCAGCGGCCGAACCGTCTTGCTTTTCAGTAGGATAGTCATGGACTACCTTACCCTTGAACATAGCATCTATAGCACCTTTAGTCATGTCTGCCATAGCTCTAGCGTTATGCCCATCAGTTTCAGGCTCTACCCAATCTGCTTTAGGTGATGCTTCATGAGTGGCTTTCACTTTTTCTTCTTTCATTTCAACTTCCTCATTATAAGGCCCTTTATCAGTAACAGACATTGGAGGCCTAAATCCATTGTCTCTTGCTTTCACTGCTGCTTCGATCTTGCTTCGGGCATGGATATTTCCTTCCTTCTGCTTAGAATCACGAATATGATAAACGAACATTTGCTGTTCTTTATCTTCTTTTTCTACAGCTTTAGTGACAGCTTTTCTCTTCTTATGAAGATATTCATCAGAATCGTCTGTATCACCATCATTATCGATGTCTTTGTCCTTACGATTCTTAAATTTCTTTTTGGCGGCCTTAGGATCGACTTTATCTAGTCCTTCACCGTCGTCAGATTTGTCGTTAGACGCATCTTCTTTCTTGACTTCTGACATACTCATGTATTTCTGAGCTATGCCTTTTATGTCATCTTCATCAAAATACATAAGTTGCTCCCCTTAGTTACATTAATATTTGACTGGCAATAACTGTTGCGCCTGCAACAACTACTATCCAGAATAATCTATTTATAATCGAAATGGTTCTAGTGTTTTCATTCACCGCCTTTTCAATATTATCTAGCTTTTCTGAGAATCTATTCATTCTCTCACCCATATTATCATGATCGTCTTTCAATGCTTCTATCTTCTCCTCTGCTCTAGCCAAAGCAACCATCATATCAGCAAGCTTATCAACTTTCTGTTCTATTCGAGTAAGTCGATCTTCTACTCTATCGGTCGGTGAATTTAGTGCCATTTTAGTCCTCTAAAATTTTAATAGGATGCATTTTACCATTCATTTCCTGCATCTCTATTTTGCCTTGTTTACAAACCCACTGCGGCCCGCCTGATCCTTGGTTTCTAAGTACCTTACGTTTAGTGGCCAAACAATGAGATAACGAATCCCTTGGAGTAAACTCCGTTGGTTTATCTACAGGATCTCCTCCCATAAACATCATTAGTATAAAACCTTGAAATATCTCTAACATTACTAGTTACTAACTCCGTTTTTGAGTTGGTCGATTTTATCTTCCAACTTTTTAATCCTAGTTTCATAAAATTCTAACGTCAATTTTTGTTGTTGGTCATAAGGGGCTTTACCTTCATCTATGTCGGTAGCTAGTTTTTCCAACTGACCAGCTAAATGTTCTATTAACATAAACTGTTCTGCGTCAGCCGGAAGACTTCCCATTTCACCCCTTGGCCATTTGATCCTAAATTCAGTATTCTTTTCAAGATCACTAGACATCAGGGTTTGTTCAGTCTCTAGTTTATTAAGCCTTTCAATAATTCCAAAATATGCCCACGTAGCTATCGCCACTCCAATAATCATGCTAATGATGTTTCGGAGTGGCAACGCAACTTCAGTATTTTCGTTCAATTTATTGGCCATGTTGTTATTTATCAGAGATTGCTGCCATTGTCAATATTTTGACAGTACTATAATTTGACAGTAGAAATAGTCAAATTTTTGACAATTTTAGAAATTCAAAATCCTTTCTTGAAAATACTGCTAATATAAATGTCAATTAGGCATCCTTCCTTTGCCATATTGCCCATAGGATCCAGACAGCAATTAAACCCATTACTCCCTGTGAACCTAAGCTAGTTATCATTGCTGATACATTGTCAACTACGCTTAAACCCTGAGGCATAAAAGGCATATTGCCTAACCCCAAAACTTCAGCTATAATGACAAGAGCGGCAAGGCTGACGCCAACTTCTGCTAGCGCTGATGCCCATTTTTTGACAGTTGTTAAAACTTCCATTTACTTCTCCTTAAATTATTTCCGTAATATAATATAATTCGCTTATACCATTACGAAATTAATTCTCTTCACTTTTAGATGCCAAGTAAGCAGCAATGGCCATCTTATGTTTTTTCTTTTTAGACTTTCCTTTAAACTGAGGGGCATCAGATTTTTGAAAGTCTTTTACATAATCGGCAGCAGTGCTATTCTTTCCTAGCTTTTCTAAAAGTTTTTTAAGTGTTATCATAGACCAAACATTTTCTTTAAATGCTTTTTAATAATAGGTCTTGCATCACCCTTTGGATTTTTCATACCAGCTGCATTTAAATCGTCAAATAAAGAATCATCTCCTATGAAAAACGATATTGCGTCCTGTGCTTTTTCACCGTCTTTACCTAAGATAATAGGCTTCTTTAAGAGTTTTCCCAATTTATTAGCAGAAGCTTTATCTGTTGCTACATGCCAAGTTCCTTCACCCATGAATTCTCCGAATGAAGTTAACTTTGGATCTTGATGATGAAAATTTTTAGAATAGTCTACACTTTCTTCAGCATTTCCTAATTGAGCTCCTTTAGGCGCTTTATAAACCGTTTGTAAAGCCTTAATTAGCTTTGGAATATCTTTTAATGGAATACTAACATATGCTCCTTTAAAACGTTTTTGATGACCAGGCATAGGTTCAGCTTGACCTATTTGAACACCAAATCCTTGTTTTGCAGCATATCTAGTTAGACTGATATGTTTTGATCCACCTTTCCATTCAGTAGCTTCTTCTAAGTTCTCAGCTGACATTTCTTCTACTCCTTCTAGAGTCATTATGTTTATTTGGCCTCTTCCGCCGGGTTTCCACTCAACTACTTTAGCACCTACTTGTTTTGCTAAGAAATCAGGGTACTTATCAGAACTCATCCAGTTAGCCATACGAACTTCAAAGTTCTTTCCTTTTTTAGTAACCTTCTTAATACCTTTACGACTTAAGCCTAGTTCATCCATAGCCAGATCAAGATCATATCTTAAATCCCCAACGTTTCCTTTATAAGCTTCCATTTTTGCAAGAGAAACTTTACTCTTTGGCTGAGCTTCTCTGTTTGCTTTAGCTAAAGCTGCTCTTTGAGTTGGTGTTAATTTTTTAAGACGAGCGTGTGGATCGTCCTTTTTCTTTTCTTCACCTATAATGTTAGGTAATCCACCAGCAGTTGTCATCCGCTTTAATATCTTTTCAGCACTTTTTACATCTCTTTTGCTTACACGTAATTCACCATTTTTCCAAGTATGGTCGATTCCAGCTTTGTCTAATTTTTGAGATACTTTTGACTCATATCCTTCGTCAACGGGTTGCTGACCAGGTGTCATTTGTTTACAATGATCAGAGTACTCATCGGTACCCATCTCATATACTTCTTTAAAACTCTTCATTTTGTTGCCCCTTCGTATTCTTTAAAAGTTTTTGTTGCTCCTTCCAGCGGTTCTATTTGATCGAGCCACATTCTGAACTTTCCGTTTGTGTTTTCAATTAAAACATAATTACTACCTAGTTGTAATACATTGCCTATTTCATTAGTTTCTTTAATGACAATAAGATCACCCTCTTCATATAAGCTTCCTTCAACATATAGTTCCCTTTCATCGGAAACCTTTTCGAGTTCTATGTGTTGACGAAATTTATAAGACTCTTTAAGATTCATACCTTTTCGTACATCGTTAAAAAGCTTTTGACCTTCTTTAAATCCAGAAGGTAATCCTTTACTAAAGGTTTGAAAATCGTTATCTCCAGCCGCAGCTCTCATTTTTGAAGCTGACATGCCAGTTGCACCCTCTGCATCGGGATCTCTTACCCCAGCAGAAACTACATTAATTCCTCCGTCAAAGTTATAAAAGCCATGACGACCTTTTACTTTGTTATACTTATTTGCAAGTGTTTCGTATTCTGTTACCCTATCACTGCCTGCAACGATCGTAACTTTGTTAAAACCCTGGCTATAAAGAGTAGACATTAATTCCATAATAGTTTTAATCTTCTTATCAATCATAACGTTACGAGAATGCTTTGGAAACATTTTTCTCATATACTTTATCTTATCTTTATAAGGCAAAGGGTTCTTTTTAGGATCTGCTGATTGAGAAGCGTATATACGATATGTAGAGCCGCGAGCTGTTTTAGCGACTGAATTAAGAAGCTTTTCATGACCTATTGTTGGAGGATTAAACCTACCCCAAGCTATGGTTACGTCCTTAGTAGCTTCCGTTACGTATTGTGAAAATGATTTGAATTTATTTTGCATTACTCTGTCCGGCAGATTTGGGTTTTATCTTTTCCCTATCTTTTTTGCGGACTTTAGGTAGCAATTTCTTGGCTAGTCTATCAATGGCCCCAGCTTTACGCTTGAGGATTTTTTCGTAAGACTGCCTTGCAGAATAAGATAAATCTGATTTATCCTTGTTCTTAAGAAGCTTTTTAAGAAAAATGTTCCTGGCTTGTTTTTTGGAACGATTCTTCAAAACTTCTGGCGATGCGATTTTACGCATTGCTCTTTTTCGACCAAGCTGAATCTTTGCCTTATTCCTGCGAAGTGCCTGTTTCAGTTTAACACGCTGTTGAATAGTTAATGCTTCATCAACTTCTTCAGTAGTATACCAATCTTTAAAATTTAACATAGCTCTTCTTTCCGCAATTTCCATTAGGATCGGGACACTGTGTCCCAGCCTTTTATAACATCAGGGCTAAAGTTGTTTGAAGAAAACTCCAGCCGATCAACTAATTTAACTGCACCTCCCTTAAGTTTATCAATGGCAACATAACCTTCTTCACCGGTTACTTCAAATCCATTTCTTGTCTTAATGAAAGTTTTCATATTTGCAAGTTTGTTTAGTTTATTTATAATCTTTAGTTTCCCATCGACTATAGCATTTTGCAAATCAAATATCATTTTTAGGTTTGATTTGTTTTTAGGTGAAAAGAAGGACAACATTGCGTCCCTATCCTTCGCCTGTTTATCTTTTCCAGCCGGTGTAGACCTTTTATCAATTTCTTTTTGATACTTGTCATTAATAAACTTAATGAGACTGTCTACATGTCTGGTTGTATTAGTTACTTTCTGTCCTGCTCTTACGTACTTATTATTGTGCGTTTCAATAGTCTTTGCAAGATTTTCATTTCGCTCAATTTCACGTAAAGTCGTCGAAGCAATCTTCTTAAATATCTTGCCCGCAATCGATAAAGCTTTAGTGACTTCCTTTGTGTCTTTGGCGGTGAATATCGCAGATCCAGATACGTCGCGAACACGTGCATCATCGGCCCATAATCCTTTCTTATTCTTTAAATTGTCAACATTCACGTCATATGATGCTTTCATGGTTTCAAAAGTATCACCATTATAAGCAGTATGAAACACGATGCCAACGTTAGAAGATAATATTTTTTTAGCAAGCTTTGACTTTGAAGGAACTGCATACACAATCGTATTAGGGTGAAACGTTATATATGATTCACCTGCAATAGTTTCCTTCTTAAGTTCTGACTTTGTAAACATAATATCACCTTGTATTACATTTTTAATACCAGCGTCCTTTAATGCATCAAAAGCAGCTTTTAATTTATCTGATAAGTCTCCGCTGGTATCAGCATCGATATCTGCATGGCTTTTATAAACCTTTGGAGACTTATTAAATATTCCCTTTTTAGCAACAAAGAATTGTCCGTCCATAGGATCTCTTCCTGCAAAAACGGCAGGTGCACCGTCCCATTTAACAGTGACATCACTTGATTTACTAGCATTTCCAGCCAACATATCTCGTAAAGATCTTAATGCAAGTATTGCATCCCTTGCACCTCTTACACCGCCGTAAATCACACGGTCCTCAATATGAGTCATGTGTGTATTTTTCTCTTCCTTGAGATATTGGTTGAAACCTTTAATCATCTAATTTAACAAGCTCCCTATTCTTCAAGTGTTCTTCGGCAATGTCCTCTTTCGACTGACCGTGATACCTAACAGCATGGTGGTTATCAACTAAGAGTTGATTAATATTATGCTCTCCTCCATACCAGATTTCTCCAAGTATTCTACCGAATTTACCCCTTTCATCATCCTTATGGGTTTTTAGAGTTAAATCACCTGAATTAGTCCATTTAGTTAAGAAGGCTGTTGCAGCCTTTCCATATTTCTTTTCTTCTTCATCTGATGTTCTTGATTCCGGGGTATCAATTCCATACATTCTTATTCTTTGATTTTGTAGCCATACGTCAAAGCCTAAATCAATATCAACATCGATAGTGTCTCCATCAACTACTTTAACTAAGCGACATTTATACTCGTACATATATTATCCTTCCTTTACAACAATGTGAATACAAGCATCTTCTGAGGTTGATGCTGCGTAATTTACGATACCATTAATCAATGCATTAGCTTTACTACCTTTATTCGTATGAATAAGGTAAGCTGCATGAACTGCGGCGTATTTTGCAGTCAACCAAATCTTATCTTTTTTAGCCACTTCAGCTTCAAAATTATTACCAGCTGATCTATCTACTTTAACAGCCATCTTCTTAAAATTAGATACAGCCTTACTATCACCCTTGGCCAATAATAGACCCTGTGATTTAACAAAGCTATAGTTTGGAACATTTTCACCCATATATCTTTTTGCGAAATCCATGAATACTGTCCAACCAGCTCCTCCCGCTCTTGCCTTCTTAGACATGATTTCAAACTTAGAAGCAGCTAATGGAGCATTAGCTCTAATATCCATTGTTCCATTAGGATCAAAATGAATAGTTGCAGATTTACTTGAAAAGAAATTACCTCTATTGCTTTGAAGTAAAACTTTCCTAAATTTATATTGAGGTGAATCAGATCCTGCTGGAGTCTGTGTAATTATTTTTGCTTTCTTTGCAACCTTTTTAAGTGATATTGGAACTAATTTTCTTGAATCCATAAGGTTCTTAATTGAAAGATTTAATGCTGATACTGAAGTTATATCGAGTTCTGCTTTTAAATTCAATCCTTTTTCAATAGCCCATATATCACCTGGGTTCCATTTATCATCTTTTAATTTAGACAATCCGCTATTTTTAAAAGCAACATCTTTTGCTTTATAGATGTATTGCATTTCAGGCGAATCTCTATGAAACACATGCTTATTGTTAATATATCCTTGCTTTATGAGTATCTGAGCAGATAAGAAAGCCGAAACGCCCCAAGAGGCATCTACCTTTTCTAATATTTGTTCTAAAGTAGTTTTTCCAATTGATACTTTATCCTTGTATTTTTCTAATACTTCAGGTGTAAAGAATTCAATAGGCTGTCCTTTATTTTTAAGTACTGCTGCATTCCAATAGCATTGTTGTGATTCTACGTACGCGGTATTTTCTGTTCCTCCACCAGATCCTTTACCTCCTCCAAACACTGGAGACTTAGCAATCTTTGAAGATGAGATTGTACCGCCATCTGTTTTATATAGAGTAAAGGCTTTACCTGGGTTATCCTCAAAGTCTTGTATAGAACCAAAGTTACGTTCATCATTAGCCAGTTTAATAGTTTCGTTATCTATTGTAACAATGTCTGATTTATCACGAATTAGTTTTTTGAGGATATTAATACGAGGTTCATTTGTCTGCGAATTAGGTTTATCCCATTCCGCAGGAGTTAATGGTCTCATGCCTTCCTCCAAGTATATTTTAAATTCCATGTTTCCAACTGCTGTGTTGATTACTATAAGAGTATTTATACTTTTCGAACATTGATTCCTGTAACTTATATGCCTCTATCTCAAACGGTCTTTCGAGATAAGGTAAACTAAAATCCATATATTCACCTCGTTCAGATTGTCTAACGTGAACCATTTCATGAAATAATGAAGTAATAATATTTTCTGCAGCCATGCCACGTCTCAACTCAATCTCATGAAATCCTTTATCAACCATCACTTGGTTTCCCTCATGTTCAGGTAGATTTTTAATATAGATTTCAACCTCAAGATTTCGTTTACGAGGCATAAGGTGCTTTAACGCAAACCAAAAAGCATCTTCAGCAAGACGCTTTTCTTTTCTAGTTCCACCTATGATTTCTAAAGCAATCAATATATTCTCTGATTTGATCTACGTCTGTAAACATAAGCGTCATACCTAACAGCATCAGGTAACCTAATAGAACCAGCATGACGACCGTATTCTCCACCATAAGTGTACTTATGATAGTTAGGGTTATTTTTACCAAGACGACCTTGGCATTTAACATAGAACTGATAGTCCATATTAGCTCGTCTCAAATCCTTATTTAGATTTGAAACCATTTTCCTAAGATTGTCAAGTAGTTTCATATCTTCGGGATCATTTTTATAAAATGTTCCGAGTTTATTAGTGTAATGTCTATAGTCCATTATTGTCATTGGCATTATGCTTCTCCTTCAAATATATGCTCATTATAAAAATTCTTTGACACTATGCAATCTATACCGTATGCCCAATGTCCGTTCTCAAAATCAAAGACACATCTGTCTTTGTCTGCTTCAAAGACTTCCTTCATAGGAATGCCTTCTTTTTGACCAACCTTTTCACAAAGTTCAATTTTTGTGATTTTAGATTCGCCACGATTTCCAATCATGTATTGACCTACTTTAATCATTACATATTTCCTAAGTAATAGATTAATCCCCACCATGTATAGTGTTGACTGTTTTCAATACCAAACAACCACAATGTGTCAATCCAACCCATTGCGAATATAAACAAAACTAATCCACCTAGGATATCGTCTTTAGTCATTGATCTCAATATAGCTATCATTATCTAACTCCTTGTTCTATAGCAGCTTCCTGCATTATTTGAGTCATTACAGGTTCAAGCATTCTTTCATATCTTTTGAATTGATCTGAACTTATGTCGGAAGGCCTTCCATAAGGAGCCCAACCAAAGAATGATTTAAATTGACCTTTACGATTCATAAGGCCGTTATTGAAAAGATCATACACTAAGTTGCTAGCAACTCTGTATGTTTCAAGAGCTTTATTATAAGATCTTGAACCTTCACATTTTCCTTCAAAAGGAACAAAACAATCAAGCTGTTCTTGAAGATTTTTGAAACCTTCATGAACTGACCAAGAACAACCAAAAAGATTTCCTTGTCTATCATCTAGGTGAGCATATTCTCCACCTATTTCAACCATGTAAGTTTTTATTTGTTTAACGTTCATTATATAGCCTCCCTAAGTTTAGCTGTTCCATCTTTAAAGCAAACCCATCGTCTCTGATGAACTTCTCTCAATTCATTTTTTTCATCATCATAGACTTTTTCATCTACGATATCTGAAGTAACACCTTTACACTGAAGGATATCACTTTCAAGATCTAAAGCTTTTTCCCAAGCTTCTTCATCATTGTAAGCTGTAACGTATACTGGATCAAGATAAAGATAAGTTTCTCTTGATCGTAGCTCTACTTGGTAGAGTTTTTTTCCGTTAAATTTCTTATTTGTTATCACTAAATTCTCCATCATTTTTTATCTTATAATTCAGTATACCACACTATTTTAGTAATGTAAAGGAAAAAATGCACTTTTTCGAAAAAAAATGCATTTTTATTGAAACTGTGACAAAAATGTAACAGTTATTGGTGGAGCGTGACGGGATCGAACCGACGACCTTCTGGTTGCAAACCAGATGCTCTCCCAGCTGAGCTAACGCCCCCTAAACGTTAAAATCTGAAAAGTCTTTCATAGCTTCTCCTGTTTTAGTATTATCAAACACCGGATTATCGTTTACTAAGGTTTGAGCATTTGCTTCAACATCATATAATTTCATTCTAGATCTATCAACTCCTATAATAAACCTTCTATAATTAGTAGGGTCGTTATATCTGTTCTTTAATTGTTTAACCATCATTTGACCAAGTTTATCTAAATCCTCGGTTGAAACTAAAGCAAACATTAAGTCTGCCGTTGCGGGTAATCCAAAAGACTCGGACGTATCTTCAAGCCCAACATCTGAGTTAGAAAAACCTGAACGCGTCGTCTGCGTTGCAGAGAAGATCGGAAGGTTGAATTCAACTGCGAGTCCCCTGAGTTCTTCTGCAATAGCTTTAATATAAGAGTACGTATTAATTGCACCGCCTAATCCTTTCATTCTAGCTGATGAACATATATTCAAATAATCTATAAAAATAATGTCTGGTTCAAAATTTCTTTTAAGTTTTAATTCATTTAATAATGCCCTAAAATGTCCTGAATGAGCAGCACCGGTTGGGTATTCTTTAATGATTAGTTTTCCTATATTCTTTTGCGCAATCTTTGAAATCTTATCTTCAAACATTGTT